CCAGTGTTTTTTCAACAATCTAACTTTCTCGCTTTTACAATATCTGGAGCATATACAGTTGATTGGGGTGATGGTGTAACAGAAAATGTTGCATCTGGTGTTAAGGCTCAACATGAATATTCTTATACCGACCCAGATTTAAATGCCACCGTTACAAGTGATGGTTATAAAATGGCAGTTGTAGTCATTACTCCTCAAGCTGGTCAAAATATAACAAGTGTAAACTTTAACCAAAAGTATGCACAAGCAGGATCTACATTTCCTGATTCTTCTCCTATATTAGAAATAGTTTTATCTTGCCCAAGTTTAACAGGTTTAACTCTTGGTAATGCAACCGCTTCTTTGGCTTTTTGTAAAAATTTAGTTAGTTTCACTGGAGTCAATATAGGATTATTAACTGACTTAACTAATTCATTTGCAAATTTAGTTTCATTAAAAAATGTATCTTTTAATGATCTTACTAATATTACTAATATGACTAGTATGTTTCAGAGTTGCACTACTCTTACAACTGTACTGCTTTTTAATACAGGGGCTGTTACTAATATGGCTAGTATGTTTAGTGGTTGCAGGTCTATTACAACTGTACCACTATTCAATACAGCAGCTGTTACTAATATGGTGAGCATGTTTAATTTTTGCTCTTCTCTTACAAGCGTACCGCTTTTTAATACAGCAGCTGTTACTAATATGGCTAGTATGTTTGCCTCTTGTTCCCGTCTTCAGACTGTACCATTATTTAACACGCAAAATGTTACTACTATGGGAGGTAGTTTTCCACCAGATGGAATGTTTTCTGGCTGTAGATCACTTACAACAGTACCACTATTCAATACAACAGCTGTTACTACTATGGGTGGTATGTTTTTTAGTTGCTCTTCTCTTACAACTGTACCTCTGTTTAATACAGGGCTTGTTACTAGGATGCCTTTTATGTTTAGTGGTTGTACTGCTCTTACAACTGTACCACTATTCAATACAGGGGCTGTGCAATTCATGAATAGTATGTTTACTGGTTGCTCTTCTCTTACAACTGTACCACTATTCAATACAGGGGCTGTTACTGATATGAGTAGTATGTTTAGTAGTTGCACTGCTCTTACAAGTGTACCGTTATTCAATACAGGGGCTGTTACTAATATGGTTAGTATGTTTGGTAGTTGCTCTTCTCTTACAAGTGTTCCACTATTCAATACAGGGGCTGTTGCTAATATGAATCTTATGTTTAATGGTTGTACTTCTCTTACAACAGTACCACTATTCAATACAGGGGCTGTGCAATTCATGAGTAATATGTTTCAGGGTTGCACTGCTCTTACAAGTGTACCGCTTTTTAATACAGCAGCTGTTACTACTATGGGTAGTATGTTTCAGGGTTGCACTGCTCTTACAAGTGTACCGCTTTTTAATACAGCAGCTGTTACTACTATGGGTAGTATGTTTAATGGTTGTACTGCTCTTACAACTGTACCACTGTTTAATACAGGGGCTGTTACTGATATGAGTAGTATGTTTAATGGTTGCTCTTCTCTTACAAGTGTACCGTTATTAATTTCAGGTGCTGGGATAAGTACAGGAAAGTTTAATGGTATTTTTGCAAGTTGTATATCACTTACAAGAGCAGCATTAAATGGCTCAGAATATCAAATAAGTTATAGTGGTTGTAAATTATCAAAAGAAGAATTAGAATCTATATTCAATTATCTAGATACAATAGGTACTGCTTCTCAAACAATAACAGTAACAAACAATTGGGGAGCGCCGACACCTGTAACTCTTACAGGAACTACAACTGTTGGTAGCACAACAATAAGCATGACAAACACCACTGGTATTTCTGCAGGTATGCAAATTACTGGAACAGGATCACCACTTACAACAGCAAGAGCTGTTACATTTACTGATGCTGGCGATCTGGTCAACTTAGCATCACATGGTTTAAGTAATGGAGATGAAGTTTCTTTTGCAACTATAGTAACAACGACTGGTATTGTTACTAATAGAATTTATTATGTAGTCAATGCAACCGCAGGTACATTTCAAGTAGCAGCAACCTTGGGTGGTCCCGCATTACCATTAACTACGACTGGTACGCCGTCAGGTACTCTACGATACAGAACACAAGTGGTTTCTATCAATCCTAATGTAAGCATCACCGTATCACGACCAATGACTTCTGGTGGAGCAAACAGTTTGGGATTTAGGCAACTAAGAACAGGAACCGCTTTCCTTAAAGGATGGCTAGTAACAGGATAAATTTATGACAGCAGGATTCTATAAAAAACAAGAAGATGATCAAATACTATACGCCCCTAATTGGGTAGAAGGTCCAGATATTTTTTTAGTAGCGCAAAATAAAGACCAGTATGAATATCCTGTTCATGGATGGTATTGGTTTGATAGTGAAGAAGAAGCAGAAGAGGTTTTCAATATTTTTAATGAAAACAAAGTGTAAATTAATAAAGATATTAATAATATTAGATTTTTTATAATAAAAAGATAAATAATTTCATGGCATTGAAACTTAGACTGATTGCAGAAAATCCAGAACTTTTAGAAAGATTCGAAATTGTTGAAGAACAAGACAATTTAAAAAAAGGCAGCTCTTTATATGTAAAAGGTCCATTCATAGGATGTAATCAAGTTAATAAAAATCGTCGCATGTATAATCTAGATGAAACACGCGAAGAAGTTAATCGTTATATCAGTGAAATGGTAACTCCTGGCAGAGCTATGGGAGAACTCAATCATCCATCAAGTGCTGAAGTTAATCTTGAAAGAGCATGTCATTTAGTCACTGAACTTTATGAAAGCGACAATGCTTTTTTCGGCAAAGCTAAAGTTTTATCTACACCAATGGGTCAAATTTTAAGAGCATTGATAAATGATGGTGTTAAAGTTGGAATGTCCACAAGAGCATTAGGATCATTGCAAGAAGAATCATCATACAATCTTGTGAAAAACATGAAGCTCGTAGCTATTGATGCAGTAGCAGATCCATCATTTCCAAAAGCCTTTGTTAATGGTATTTTAGAATCAAAACAATGGGTAGTTTCTGATAATGGCAAGTATGAAGAAATTTATGAAAATTTTGAAAAATCAATAGGTAAATTACCTAAACACGATATGGGTTCTTATCTTAAAGATCAAATTTTAAAATTTATTAATTCACTTAGTTAAATACTGTTATGCCATTAAAAAAAGGATCATCAGATAAAACAATTTCCGCTAATATAGCAACGGAAATGAAATCTTATAAAAAGACTGGAAAGATCGGAACATCTAAACCAAAGTCAGACAAAGCTGCTCAAAAGCAAGCAGTTGCTATTGCATACTCCAAAGCTGGTAAAAGCAAAAAGAAAAAAGAAAAACCAGAAGAAGATGCTGAATCCGTTGTCAAGCAAATGAAAAAAAATAACGGAAAGATGTCATTTAAAGGTCCAAAAACAAAAGAACGTAAACATTCTGCACCTCCTGTTAAAGTGCATAAAACCAAGAAAGGTAAAGGATCTTACAACAGAAAACAAGAATTGAACGAAAATAATGACATTACTGCATTTATTAATTGTATTTTTGAAAAAAATTACAACGCTGCGAATAAATATTTAACAGACGTTCTTAATTCAAAGATACAACAGCGTATTGAGAATGAACTATCAACTCCCTTATTCTAATTTATGAAAATAACAGATCTATTAAACGAAGAAGTCGTAAGTGTAATCGGTGAAGAATCACTAGTTGCAATTCAAGAAGCTTTTGAAAAGAAAGTTGAATTAACAACCGAAGCAGCGCTTATATCACAAGACGAAGTTTATGCTGAAAAACTTGATCAACTTATTCAAGCAATTGATAAAGATCATAGTACAAAGATGAAGAGAGTTGTAGAAGCCGTTGATGCTGACAGAACTCAAAAACTTCTTAAAGTTGTCAACAAATACGAAAGAGCGTTGAACGAAGATTCAGCTACTTTCAAAAAGCAAATGGTAGGTGCAGTTAGTGCATATCTTGATGAGTTTTTAGAAGAATCAATTTCAAAAGAAGATTTAGCAACTGCTGTTAAAAACAAAAGCGCATATAATGTTTTAGAAAAACTTCGCGGTGTTTTAGCTGTTGATTCAGTATTAATGAAAGAGTCTGTTCAAGAAGCTGTTCTTGACGGCAAGACTCAAATTGATAATCTTCAATCTGAAAATTCAGAATTGAAAAAGCAACTTTCATCATTGCAAGAAAGCTTCAACAATATTAGAGTCAATGCTTTAATTGAAGAGAAAATTTCCAATATGGAAACTGAGAAAAAGTCTTTCATAAGAAAGACTCTCAAAGACAAATCATTCGATTTCGTTAATGAAAATTTTGATTATGTTTCTCGTCTTTTTGATAAAAAAGAAAAAGAAAAAATCAAATCAATCACCGAAGAAGCAAAACAAAAGAAAATGGATGTAGATTTCATTCCAGAATATCAGAAAGTTGTTTCAGAAAGTGTAAATAATACAACCGATGATTCATACAACAGCTATGTTGAAGAATTATCAAAAGTTTTCGGTAAGAGATAATTTTCACCAAGAACCATGAGGTCTTATGACCTGAATATAGAAACAGAAAATATACGTAAAACATATGAAACCTAATTCCCCAGTTAACGAAAGCAGAACTGACGCTCTTGTAAAGAAGTGGTCAAAGGTTCTGGATTATAGCAGCAATGCTATCCCAGCAATCCGCGACGAGCACACTTACAGAACTACAGCTATGCTTCTCGAAAACCAAGAACAATGGTGCATCCAAGAAGCGAATACTGGTACTGGTATCTTTGGCGCTACTGGCGCTCAAGGCCCATCAACCATTCCTAACACTGACGGTTATGCCGCTGGTGATAGTCGCCTTCCAAAGATTCTCATTCCTATGATCCGCCGTACTTTTCCTGAGTTGATTTCCAACGAGATCGTTGGTGTTCAGCCAATGGGTGGTCCAGTTGGACTTGCTTTCGCCCTTCGTTATGCCTATCAGCAAGAGACTCTCGGTGCTGATGGTGTCGATGGTCGTGCATTTACAACCGCCAGCCGCGCTAATGGCACTGCTTACCTTTCTGGTACAGATGCCTCGAACTCTACCGAACTTGGTTATCAACTTCTTGACACACGATTCACAGGTACTTCTTCAAGTGCTCTCTCTGGTAACGGAGAGTGGACATTTGCAGATGCAGACCGTGGTGTTGCAGAACTTCTTTCAAACTACGAACTGACAGGTAAAATCCCTCAGATCGAGATGAAGTTCGAAAAGACCGCTGTCGAAGCTGGAACTCGCAGACTTGCTACTCGCTGGTCTGTTGAGCTTGAGCAAGACCTTAAGAACATGCAAGGTATCGATATCGACGGTGAACTCACTAATGCTATGTCATATGAGATTCAAGCCGAAATCGACCGTGAGGTTGTGATTCGTATGATTCAATCCGCCATGAATGGTGGATTCGGGGCTGGTTACTCCTTCTGGAGCCCAGTAAGTTCAGACGGTCGTTGGACTGCAGAGCGTAATATCACTTTCTATCAAAAGCTAC